TCGCTCCAGAGTTCAGACCCTCTTGCTTTGTTTGGCATAATTAGTTGCTGTTAATCTTAATAATATAATAAAAAACCTGAAAAGCTATTGCCCTTCAGGTTTCGGTGTTTTGTTTAGTAGTTCAAGCCTACTGTGTGCTTAGTGCAGCTCCAAATAAGGTTTTCTTTTTTGGCTGTTTTGATGAGTTTCTTTTTCTCATCTTCTGAATAAGCGTATTCATCCCATTTGTTAGTTGTGATGAACCAGTAGTAACTTGGATTTTCTTCCGCATATTTTTCCTCTTTTGCTTGGATGTCAAGTTGTTCGAGGTGGCGGTTTAAATCTGTTTCAACTGGGCAAGACATGTGGTTGATGTGTAACTGATTTAATCTTAATAACATTAGTGCATAATGTCAATAAGATTAGTTGATTATTACAAGGCAAAAAAAAAGAGCCTTTCGGCTCTTAGTCGTATGTATCAAAACTAATGGGTTGACCTGTCCAAGGTTGAATTGTTCCTTGGTAGTTTTCGTAAGCTGTTTCGCTTCCGTCCTCGTCAACATTAATTTTTTTTCTAAATTCTGAGCCTCTTTTGGTTGTTTCTAAATCAGGAAGTTTTGTTCCTGCTTGTCCATATCCGTCATGTGTGTGAATGATGCTAGGAACTTTTTTAAACCATACGGTTTTCTTTGTTCGCCTTGTGACTTGAAAGAAATCAACAAGACTCATAGTTGCTCCCCATTCCATCATGCAGATTTGACCTTCTACAAATTCAAGAGGTTGAAGAATTGTTGTTGTCATTTGTAAGCGTGGTTGATTACTTTTTAATCTTAATAAGATTATTGGATAATGTCAATAAGATTAATTATTTGTTGCAGATCCGTCATATTAGGGGCTTGTTCTGAAGTGGCGTAAGAAGAACCTCAACCACGGGATTCTTCAAATCAGCAAGCCCCGTTCTTATTCTAATTGAGATTAGAAGAATTTCCAGTAATCCTTATTAATCCCATTCTTTTATCTGTTCAATCAAATCATAATATTGCATTTTTGATTCTACATATCTGCTAAGAGCCAATTCTTTTTCAATCGGATCTTCGTCTGGTGTCTCTTTCCATTTCTTTCTTTGTTCATCGCAGACTGCTTTTTTAACTAAAGCATCAAGCTGGATTCTTTTAAGATCGTTGTTCATTTGTTTTTATGGTGCAGGAACAAGCATGTGTTGGGCATGTTCTGACGTTCTCCCGTCTTCCCATTTGACGGTGCAGTAATAGCACGGAGTACCTTTTTTGTTATGCAACACTCTCATAGATACAACATTTCCAATAGCAGGGCCGATTTCTAAGGAAACTCCTCCTGCTCTGTTTCTTTTCTTGTTAACAGAATCACCTTCTTTGTATTTAGCAGTTGCTGGCATTGTTTTTATAAATAAGTAAAAAAAAGCCCCTTTTACGGGGCTGTGTAGTTAGAAAAGGACTGCGGCTGTTGCCAATCCTGCGGTAATAGCAAATAGAACGGTTACTTCCTGTTCTAAATTTTTAACCCTACGGCTCAAACCTTCATTTGAAGCTGTAAGACTTTTGTTCTTGTTATAAAGAACTGTTCTTGTTCCAGCGTTTGAAGGAATCTTTTCTGTAGCTGTTGTCATGCAAAACTCCGTGTGGTTGAGGCAAATTAAAAATTTATGAAAAACCCCTCAAGATGAGGGGCTTTGTTTGCTTACTTGTTAACCTTTAAAGTTTTTACAAACTTTGCTGGCTTTCTGGTTGTTTCGTCGTAGACCTCATAAGCTTCTGCATACCAGCCATCTTTGCAATCTGTGATGTCAAAAATGTGGACGGGGAAAAGAGCGTCTTTTTTGAATCCAAAAAGATGCTTCCAATCCCTTTTCAAAACTTTAATGGCTTTTGTTGCGATTAATTCAGGTTCGTGAGTTCCTGAGAACCAGCTTGACCCACCTCTTACGAAGATGATGCCAAGAAGCACTTTCTTTTCCATAAATTTTCAAGTTGCGGTTGATAGCAAACAGACGAATCTGCTTACAATTTAATCTTAATAAGATTAAGTGATAATGTCAATAAGAATATTGTTATTGAAATAAATCTTAATAATCTCAATAAGATTATTCGGTTTGGTTTTCGTGGATTAATTTTCCAGCTTTAATAATTTCCTTCCCTAGTTTTTCGTTTGTCCATCCTCTTCTAAAAGCTAAAGCTGACCATTGCATTGTGGTTATCTCTTGAAGTGTCTTTGGATGTATGCAGTCAATCGGCATGTCATCAGGAAGCTTTGTTATGTCCATTTAAAAATTTGCTAATTTTCTCTGAACATATTGATCGTATTGATCCCTTATTTGTTCTAATCCTACAGAATTAATACGTTTGGCAATGCCAGCACCGCCTCTGTATTTTTGTAGTTGTCTTGCAGATGCAAGCTCTTCAGGAACAAGACCATGACGACATTGAAACTCATAAATGTCATGCAATAAATTCCCTGTTGGAAGAGAACAAGTCATGTCATCTATTGATTCATAAAGCATATCTATCAACATGCTTTCACCTCTAGCAGGAAGTGTTTCTAATTCTTTCCTAAGTTTGAGCCAGTACTTAGGATGTAGATCAAGTGGGAGTTGCATTTTTAAAGAGCCTCGCAAGCTTGCTCAATCTTGTTGATCTCGCAATCGTGGCGAGTCATATCTGAAAGGGATGAACTAACACCCCAGAAAAGAACCGCCCCGAAGGCGGCAAATAAAAGAAATCTCATTGGTTTAAAAAGTGAAATAAAGACCAGTTAAATCTTCAGCAACAGTTTTGATCTGATCGCAGTAAAGACCGTTTAATGTTTTTACTTCTGTCATTTCATAAGTTTTCTTGTTTAGCTTTAAAGCTTTAAGGTCGTAAAGGTCAGCACCCTCGTTGTAATTAACAATTAAATGAGTGAACTTTTTACCTGCTTTACCAACTTGTCTTCTGAAAACAAGGTGAACTCCGTTGTTCTTGTCGTCAGTAACTATTTGTGCTCCAGTCATTGCAGCAATTTTATTTGCTCCTCCTAACTGGTTTAAAAGTGTTTGTGTTGTAGGTGTCATTTGTGGTTGATCTTGACTACTCCTTTATCTTAATAAGATTAGTGCATAATGTCAATAAGATTATTTAGGTTTTTTATATTCGTGGTATTCATCAAATAATGCTCCGTCTGCATTGGCAGCTTCCAGCCATCCTTTTGGTTTTAATTCTTCCTCTAAAGGTTTTTGTTCAATCTTTTTAATTGCTTGCAACGTATCAAGTGCTTCAACCAAAGGATTTAATTCTTTTCTTGTTAATCCAGCTTTTATTATTTCCTCATTTGTAATTGATAAAAGCAATCTTTGAATTGCTCTGTAAGCAACACCAGCTTCATTAATTGCGGTTGTTTCCATTGGTTGCCAATTACCTTTGCACTCTTCTTTATACAATTTGCCTTTGATCATTCTGATTTCGCTAGACATGGTTTTTATATAGGGGGGGGGTGGATGTAGGAAAAATAAAAAAGCCCCGAAGGGCTTGCTGATCAATCTTTAATCAATTTGTTTTCTGATTCTGCAATTGCTTTAACTGATTGTTCAACTTCTTTAATATTAAGTTGAAAAACTTCGTCTTTTGCTTTCATTGTTTCCACAATTCCTTGCAGTGCGTCAGCGAATTTGCCCATGAATAAAGTCCTGTGTGGTTGACTTCTTAATCTTAATAAGATTATGTGGTTTAGTCAATACTCCCCTTAACCATTCACTATGTTTTACTTGTTGTTCTCTTATCTTTTGACAATGCTTGCAATTACATAAATAATCCTGCATTGGTTTAAATAGTTGCTTGCCTTACACTAATGGCCTATTAAACTTGGAGCATTTAAGCTTCTTTTATTTTTGACTTCAATACAAGATTTAAAAAGCGATCATAAAAACGCTCGTAAAAGGACAGACCGTTCTTCTTCTTTAATTAAAGAATCATTAGAAAAATTTGGAGCTGCTCGTTCAATAGTTATTGATGAAGAAAACAGAATACTTGCTGGTAATGGAACTATAGAAGGAGCAAAAGCAGCAGGCATAAAAAACCTTCGAGTAATAGAAACAGACGGTAAAGAAATTATTGCTGTCAAAAGAACTGGACTAACAGAAGAGGACAAGGTTGGTTTAGCTCTTGCTGACAACAGAACCTCCGACCTTTCAGAATGGGATTCTGAAATGCTTAAACAGCTTTCAGAAGAACAAGATATATCTTCTTTCTTTAATACTGAAGATTTAGAAAAATTAGGAGTTGAATCCCCCGATTTTGATGCTGGATTGGTTGACGATCAAGGACAATTAGATCGTTTAGACAAAAAAGAAATTGATTGCCAATGCCCTAAATGTGGACATGAATTTACAAAACAAATTTAATTTAAAACTTGATTGGGCTTCTTATGAAGCAGCAAAATTTGCTTGCTTAAATTGGCATTACAGCAAATGTTTGCCTGTAGGTAAATTAGTAAAAATAGGAGTTTGGGAAGATAATAAATTTATTGGTGTTGTTCTTTTTGGTAGAGGTGCAAACAAGTCATTGGGTCAGCCTTACGGATGCGATCAAACTGAATCCTGTGAGCTTGTGAGAATCGCCTTAAAAATACATAAAACTCCTGTTTCAAAGATAATTTCCATTGCTTTAAAATTTCTAAAAAAATCTAATCCTAAAATGAGGTTAGTTATTTCTTTTGCAGATATAGAACAAAATCATCATGGCGGCATCTATCAAGCAACTAATTGGATTTATGATGGAAAATCTAATGCTGCTGACGAATATTTATTTAAAGGGAAAAGATGGCATGGGAGAGCCTTTAGAAAAACGCATGGATCACATTTAAAATTTATAGATAAAGGATTAGAAATTGTTCAAGGTTCTCAAAAATATCGTTATTTATTTCCACTACATCAAAAATTGCGTGATAATCTTATTAAGAAGGCTTTGCCTTACCCCAAGCGTCTGAAGCAGGATCAAGTCAGCACCCCTGACAAGATCGGAGGGGCAGCACCTACCCAGACGCTCCAATAATTGTGCTAATAATATAAATATGGCAGTTAAAGGAACTCAAGCTGAAACCATAGTCCGAGCACAAAAGTTTGCACGAATTATTGCCAATGGAGGAAGAAGATCAGATTGTGTGCGTTTTGCGGCTGAAAACTGGGGGGTACAAGAGAGAGCTGTAGACAAGTATTTACAGATAGCTAGAGAGCAACTGAAGGCCGATTGGGACTTGGAGCGGCCACAAATGGTTGCAGATTTATTAAGTCAATGCAGCACCTTACAGATGGAAGCTAGAAGGGCGGGGCAATATCACATTGCACTTGGGGCAATTAATACAGCAGCAAAATTAGCCTCTCTTTGCTCTTGAATATTCTCGAAGAATTACCAGCAGGTCATGTTTTATATCCTCAAGGGTTTACTGCTTTCCCTGTTTTACCTGAACAACAAGCACAAGAAACAGATTTAATTCGTCAGCGTATCTTTGACGGTTTATTAAATTATCAGCAAAAAATTTGTAAAGACTTAGAACATAGAATTGTTGGATTTTGTGCTGGTTATGGAGCAGGTAAAACAAGAACCCTTTGTGCATGGTCTACCCTTTGTGCTCTTGATAATCCCAATACGGTTGGGGCTGTTTTCGCTCCTACTGGGGCTTTGGTTCGTGATGTTTTGCAG